ACGACAGTGTAACGCGACACTTGGTTTGACATTTCAGGACACATGGTTTGACTATGATTTGGACACATGGTTTGACTATACGGTGGACACTTGGTTTGACTATACGGTGGACACTTGGTTTGACTATACGGATTTCCCCGTAAGCGAACGGCTAAATGGCTAGGTAGAAGTCCCAATCAGCACAATCTTGTAGACCAATGCCGAGCCTTCGGCACCGTTTGCAAACTTGAGCAAATCAGCGGAGGCAGCTGTTACAGGAAAGCCAGAACCAGGAGCGGTCAAGCAAAGCGCTCCACCTGGTGGAACCTTGAGCGTATCAGTAGCATCCCCAAAGATTGCCGCAAATGCATTAGCTGCTGCTCCACCGATCGTTAGAGTCTGCTCCGAGCTTGTGTTTTCGACAAAAATAGCTTTAATGGTCGCAAACGCCAAGAGATTTCCAAAGGCATCGAACAGCGAACCGGAAAGGTCAAGCTCTTCGGTTGCTGAATCAGCAAGGGAACGCTGATCGTGGAAAATCAGGTCAGCCTGAGCCGCACTTGTCCCATTGGCCAGGGCCGTGTTTTTGCTGTAGGTCAGCTGGTCTTCTGGTGTTGAAAGATCAAGGGAGCTGCTAAATGCTGCGACGATCGCCACTTTAATTGAAGCCTTGAGATTGGTAGGCATGCTATTTCTCCTCTGCTAGGATGCCGGGGTTTTTCCGGAGAATTTGGGTGATCTTGGGTCGGGTGTTGATGGTTTCTTGCCGATTATTCCTGATGCGATAGTCATATGTAATGAAATCTCCATGTATTTCTTAATTGTTATGGGGGTGATTCTTTCCCCGCAGAATGGGCAGCATTTGCCCTTCCACATGAGCCTTCTCTCCTCAGGGGGGACAGAGGGCACAGAGGTTGCTCGCAGCCTGATGATTGATCAAGGATTGTTTGAAGTTTTTGGATCTTTATTGCCTGGGCATCAACAATAGACGCAAGCTCTTGGATGGCACGTAAAGCCACTCCGGCTTTATCGCCGAGGCCGATGCTTTCGGTATTACCTCCTGCAATGCCAAACAACTGATTGAAATCCCGAGCCGTTGGGCCTATGTGCCGGGGTGCGTTCCATGCCTCTTCTTCATATTCCACCTCCCGCACATCACGCCTAATCGGGAAGCGGTTTTTTTCTTTCAGGCATTCTTCAACTAGGCGCTCATATCTTTTGCGGGAAATTTTCTTGTCGTCATACTGCCAGCTTTGAATATCAAGGGTTTTGAGCTTATCCAAAACCGAAACAGGTTCAAAATTGCTCTTGATCTCTGCATCGGAAAGGTCTGTGATATAGCCGGTAATTTTGCCGTTGGTGTAGATTGCATGATCGCTGGTAGATTCAGCGGCAATGCCTATGTGAGCCTTTGCGGTAGTGGACCCATCGAAATAATAGCCCGCTCCAATCGTCACCGAGGCTTTTAAGTAGGGACCGAATGTGTAGCTCATCACACGTATTGCGGGGCCGCCGAGGTCGAACATGTTAACGGGGGTATCTATCGGTTCGGCAGACATTTCTATGCGATGAGACACTGAACTTGTTGTGTAAGTGTCGCCACCGAGCCCTGTTGCGCCTATTTCAAAGCCGCCAATCTCACCCGATGTAGAGACCATTTCGCCATTGTGCTTTACCTGAAATGGTGCCGTTGTGGAGGTAGTTCCTCCAGCCCAGAAGGCTCGCTTGTTCGTGTCAGTGCTGATTCCGATTGCTGTCGTGCTTGAGCCTGCTGTGAGATCATCAGTGTCAATGGTGAATCCAGCAAGAGCACAAACCCCTGTTGAAGTAGTAAAACTAAACTTTGGAGCGGTGGAGCCACCCAACTTGAGATCGCCGCTGTCTAAGTCAAAATAGCTCCCGGTGGTTTCGCCCCAATTCTGACTTTTCAGTTCACCAGTAACGATCCGGTCAGCGTTGATGACGCCCGGTCCGTCATCCATATCCATCATGTAGAGGGTTTTTATTTCAGCGGCTGAAAGCCTACGCCTCCAAAAGGTTGGGGTGCCGACTTTCCCGTCGAAGGGCCATGGATTAGCGCTGATTCTGAATTTCCCGACGATTACTTTATCGGTCGTTGTAATTCCAGCTGCCCAGGAGAAGGAAATTTCTTTTACCAATACTCCATTAACATAGACGCTCGCGCTCAATTGATTGCTTGGTAGCGTAACTGCGACATGATGCAAGGTGCCACTAGAAACTGAATAATTGCAAGTATACGCAGTTCGGACGTAGAGGTAAAGTGCTGCGTCAATGAACATCACTCCAAGGCCAACGCCGCTGCTGTCTTGAATCGCAATGAAACCATGGTTGCCTGAAACGCTGTCAGGTTGGACCCAACATGCAATTGTGCAGTCCCCCGACATTCCTGCGTCGGCATCACCGAGAATGTAATCATCAGAACCGTTAAAGTCGAATGCAGGCCCGATCGCTAACAAATTGATAATGCTGATTCCATTGAAAGCAGATGCGTGATTGCCATTCCCAGTGGAATCTACAACTGCACCAGTTGCACTTGGGGCAGTGCTGCCCATGCCCTTAGCCGAATACTTAATCAGGGCTCCCCTTGGTGCCGCCATCGCTGAAACATTGAGCTTATCGGTAGTGATGGCCCCTGCCGACAAAGCGGCGGTTTCGATAGCTCCTGCTGCTATTTTAGAGGCTACAACCGAATCGGCTGCCAGCTTGGCGGTGATGATAGCGCCATCCTGAATAAGGGTAGCTGGCAAGACTTCTTCAAGGCGGATATCCTGTGCTTCTGAGTACCCACCGTCTCCAGAGGAGGCACCAAAAACTATACTGATTGTTCGCCCTGTAGAGTCGATTGCTCCTTTTGCTGTTCCAGGGCCGAACAAAAAACTGACTTCTTGCCAGCTTGTCGTCAAAACAGTATCAACAGAGGCAAAACTGTAACTATTTGCAGTAGGAACGCTAACAGAAGAACTATTGAAAATTCTTACACCCAATATGAATGGCCTAACCGTGCCACTTGTGCTTTTTCGAGCCCACGCCCTAGCCCGATAAACCTTGGTTGGATCGACAGGTTTCGCGATAGACTGCATCAAACTTGTAAGACTGACGGGCGACCGGATTACCGAGTTACCCACTTTTCCGTCTGTAACTGAGGCGATATAGGCGGCACTTCCCTGCCAATACGACCAGGCTGAAATATCCTCACAACCTGGATCATCGTTAAGAGCTGCACCAGCCTTGCCTATGAGCAGCTTTTCAGCCGTAATAGCCCCGGCTGCAATTTTGGCAGCGATAACCGAACCGGCTGCAATATTCGCTGCAACTACGCTGTCGGTTGCCAGCTTCCCGGCAACGATACTTTCAGCGGTGATCTTGCCTCCGCTGATGGTGGTCGTTCCTGCATTCACATCGGCGGCTGCGCCGGTAACAACCAACGCCGTGCCCGTGATTTTGTCGGCGGTCAAACTCCCTGCTGCAATCCTGGCAGCGGCCAAAGAGCCGGTATTTATCTTGGCGGCATCGAGGTTCGCGACCTTAGCATTTGTGATAATCGCGTCTTTGATTTGAGCTGATAGCGTGATCACTTCGCCGGTTGTTAAGAGATCTGCTGTAATTCGGCCAAACGCTACATCGCCGGGAAACATATAGAGCGATTTCACTTCAGTTGCAGTTAGTGCGCGGTTGAAGATGCGTGGGTGAGCTATAAGACCTGCAAATTGATTTGGCGGTAATCCCTGAACACGACCTAAAATTGCATCAATACCGCTTATCGCTGGAACTATACTTGTATTGATAGCGTTGTCCAGGTTGCCGTTAAAATATATTCTTACGCAGCTACCATCGAAAGTGACCACTACATGAGTTGTGCTGGTATAACTTAAACTTGTTGCGCTGTGTATCGAAGACATCGTAGAGGATGAGCCGTTAGAATGCGAGACCATTAGAGAATCTGTAAAATATTGATGGAAGGATAGCCTTATGTCAATCCAGCGAGTGCCATTTGAAATAGTGAAAATGCCGCCTCGCTGTGTGGGAGAAACCCATAGTGATATCGAATATGATTCTGCACTAGATAATGGCATCCCCAGATTGATGTAATCATCGCTACCATCAAAGCTGAACGCGGGGCCAATGTCGCTATTTTCTATCGAAACTCCGCCGTAGGCTTTGCCGTGATTGGCGTTGCCTGAAACATCTCTTACGCCGTCATCTTCAGCAATAGAGGTAGTAGTGCAGTTGAGTGCTGAATATGAAGCTATTGCACCATATGGTGATTTCAGAGCTGCGCTACTGAGACCTGTCGCCGTCACTGCCCCAGCTGCGATCTTTGCTTCTTCGACTGCCCCAGTCGCGATTTTGATGGCGGTCACGGCATCGGTAGCAAGCTTTGTGTTGCTTACTGCCCCAAGAGCTATCTTCGCTTCGGTAACGGCATCAGAAGCAAGTTTCAGCTCACTCACCGCGCCGGTCGCGATCTTGGCCCCTGACACTGCACTGGCTGCTATCTTTGCCTCTTCAACCGCACTCGCGGCTATCTTAATGGCGGTCACAGCATCGGTAGCTATTTTGGAGTTACTAACTGCCCCAAGAGCTATCTGCGCTTCGGTGACTGCTGCTGTAGCAATTGCCGTTGCATCAATGACGCCGGCGGCAAACAGGGCAGAACTATTCAACGCACCGTTAACGATATCACTTCCTTCAATGGCCGTGATCTCGATCGGCCCGGCAGCAGCACTGAATCCGCTTGGGTTGCCCCAAGAGTCAAATGCTTTGGCCCAGTAGTAAAAGGTATCGCCGTAGGCGTTGGCCTTGTCGGAATACCCGGCTTTGCCGTCCTTGCTGGTTACACTTCCGATCTGGCTTGCCGTGCTGCTGTTGTTGGTTGTATTTCGGTAAATCATGAAGCCTGCCATGTCTGATGGCACACTGCCCAGTGTGATAGTTAGCCCGATATGCTTTAGATAACTGGCCGCCGAAATAGATGGAGCACCGGGTGGCACGGTATCGCCCTGTGTGGTTATTGTGCCAGTGATGTAATCACTCTTTCCTGTGGTCGATATTCGCTGTATGCGAACTGAATAGAGCTGATCCGGCTTAACCGGCGCAATCTCAAAGCTAGTGCCACGCACTAAACCCAAGCTGTTCCAAGTGCTGGGTGAAGTGCTTTCTCCAAACTCAATGCTGGCAGCCAGGTAGGAATTGTCTGGAAGCGTGAAACTTCCAGTGATGACCACGATATTCGTTCCATCCGAACTGGGTCGAACCTCCGAATCAAGAGCTAAACCTGAAGCTGCACCCGGCAAATAAGGTGAAACCACGGGAGGGTCTTGTATCCACGTAATGCCCGTTCCCGAAGCTCCCACTGCAAAGATGGAGGTATCGTATTTCTCAGCCTCAATTACGTGGGAAGAATCCCCTATCTGAAGGTCAGTTACCTGGTAGGTCCCCGAAAGACTTTTTTCAGGGTAATCCATGGTGATAACGCTGCCTTCCTTCAAGGTGGCCGGTAGAACCTGAGTTGCAAACTGCACCTTCTGAGCCCCGATAAGGCTCTTCTTGCAGGTATATTCCACAATGGCTTGAGCAGTATCCATGTCCCGAATCAGGTAGCTCTGCCCAGAAAACTCTTGGTCACTAATATCGGCCTGGCTGCCTTCATCATTGTATTGGGCCTTCTGAAGAAACTGTGCCGTGATGGGGTTGTAAGCAAACTCCAATTGCCCTTTGTTATAGACTCGACCGGTGAAAGCTCCTTTCCCATGCCTCATCAACTCAACGTTTTTTCTGGTATAGGTCTGTTCGCTTGATGCTGAAGCATTCACGAATAATCGCCGTTTCCCGTCAGCTCCAATTGAATAACTGCCCCGAATGGCTTGACAGATCTGATCGATCCAGCTTTGGGCTGTCTGGCGAAAATACAAAACCCCATCAAGCTTTAAGCCGGCTGCATCTATCCGTGAAATAGCCGTTGTGAAGGCCGTTGAATCGATGTCGGCTTCCGCAATACCAAGGCCCCACCCGCAAGTGCCTTCTCGGGCTGTCTTGAGGAGCCAATACAAGAACCTTCCGCCATTCCTGCATTCTTCGATTGTGTGGGTGCCAAGCTTAACCCCTACCACATCAGCGCTGATCTCCGAATAGGTGCCATCGTCATTCTTGCGAAGGCTTTCATCGGTGATCTGAACATACACGATACCGGCATAATTGGCCTGACCTGAAGTGCCGGTGTATGAGGTAAATCCGGCCGATAATGCTTCTGTTCCTCGATAGACGGTAACAACCTGGTGAATCTCGCCGGGACAGAAAAGATAGATGCCTTGGGTCTTGTCGATCAGAATACCCTTCAGCAAAATGGGATTGGCCACGTTCCCGCCGATGACTGTCGGCAACATTGCGTTAATGGCCGAAACATGAAAATCCTCATTTACGGAAACAAGCCGCGCAACCTCATCTGGTATTTGAATGCTCAGCTCGGGCGCAGACTTTTCGGTAACCACGAGATACAGTATCCCGGCACCATCAGAATCGTAGGCCGTTACTTCTCCACGCCACTGAAACCCTGTATCAGACTCAATCAGAACGCTTGCAGCCCACAAATCAACAGTGGCAATGATAAAAGCATCGTTGTTTCGCACTTGGACATCCACAGTGACCGGAGTAGTGCCAAGTTTAGCAAAGCGGCGCTTCAGTTTTGGCTCATTGAGCAGCCGACCGTGATACTGGCCATCGTCAACAACATAGAGCGTTTGCGCGGCAATTTTGTAGGTATTTGCACCAGCCGTAATGGTCAGCTTCATACTCGCTCCTCAAGCACAAACTCAAGGTCACAATCTATTTGGCTCCTCACTCGTGGGCGTTTTCCAGCAGGCTTGTAAACAAGGAAAGAGTCGCCTACGCTGCCCAAATCGGTAAACACAACTGCCAGGGTCCAGCGTTTGAGGGGGGCATTATCCATTTCTGCCTTGGTTACGCCGGTCATTGATGCTGTCATAACATGGCGAGCTTTGCCCTTTTCATCCTTGGTATAAGCGCCTCCATCAGCCTTGAAGCTATTAAACTCTTCAATCACTTGGGGCTCCCATGAGGAAATGTATAGCTCTTCGATCTCACCCAAAATAATGTTGCCAAGCCATGGAACGGAGTCGCTGAACAAGAGGCTTTGAACCGGGATACTGACCCTGACATACCGATAGTTGGTTTCAGAAAGGGCAAAGAAGCCTTTGTAAATTCCTACATCATCGTCTGCAAGCGTGACAGACTCTGAAACCGCTGGGCTTGTCCATGTATTAGTATCATTGGCTTGAATCGTGACGCTGGTGAAATTGGCGTTGTTGAGCCAAATGTAATCAATGGCCTGGGCAGTTGCAAGGTCCAGCACGATGTTGACGGCGGCGCTGAAAGCGGCTGCTTTCCAAAGTAAATCTGGATCGTCATCCAGCAGGTTCAGGGCCGGAAAATCAGAATTGACGCTGTCAGCGGAGATCGAGTTAACTGTTCTCATATTTTGATCTGTCATGATTTTCATCAACCCCACCTCGCCTTCGCTTCTGCTGATGCCAGAGCACTTTGCAAGAGCGCAACCACTTCAGGGTTACTGGCAAACTCATCGATATACTCTCTGATAGCCGCTGCTGCATCACCGCCCTGAAGGATAGCGATAGATTGCCGCTGCTGAAGTTCGCCCACTAAGGAGAGCGCTGATTCGAGCTGAGCTTGGTTCTGCTCTGCCATCATGCGCTCTTTTTCATCTTGCTGTTCCTTCTCAATCCTCAATTGTTCGATTTGAGTTTGATGATAGGCATCCATTGCCCGTTCAAAGTTTTCCAGGGATGCAGATCGTTCTTCAAAGGTTTTACTGAGATCATCGAAAATTTTTTCTGAGCGTTTCATCACCTCTTCATAGGCTTTTTCCTGCTTTTCCAAGTAGCTCAGATACTTTGTTGTGTATGCATCTTCATCAGTGTATTTCAACGATTCAAGTTCATACTTGTTTGTTCCTGTTTGCTTGACCATGTCGAGCAAATATAACGGAATTCGCCGATTGAGATTGTTGGTTTGCAAGCTGGTGAATGCTTCAAACAAATCTCGTTGGCTCAAATTCCCGGCGTCAAGTTGGCGTTTGCCTTGCTCCGAACTTTCAAACCCAATGTTGTTGCTGAACGCAGAAAAAGGGATCGTATCCAGCCAGGGCGCGTATTGGGTGAAGCGCTGATTGATGATGGAGGTGCTTTCAGCATTGGCCTGGCCAAGCTGTCGGGTAAGGTTCTCTGAGGTAACGATCAAGTTGTGAATGTCCTCAGATAGGTCAACTGATTCCGATGTGCCATCGCTCCAGTTCAGATCAGCGCTGTCTGCTCGATAGCGCACCTGCTGCACTGCCGTCTGATAGGTAAGTGTTTCCTTTTGGAGGGCCTCAAAATCCTTGCCCCCGGCTACTAAGACCTCAATTGAGCGTTCCATTTCGCGGTTGTAAGTTTCAGAGTTTTCGATGGCCTTTGTCAGAGCTTCAAGTGCGGAACTGGCACCTTGATCGACGAGACCGTAGGTGCGTGTCTTGTCCGAAAATACCCCATCACCCGAATCGTTCCAGTGATACCCGATTTTCACGCCAAAGATGCCGCCTCTAGCCTTCAAAAGGCTATAGTTGCTTCCACCTGCAATATAGGGAAGCAACTCAGTTTTGAAGGATTCCAGATAGGCCGCGGTGAGTTTACCCTTTAAGTCGGTAGCTTTCTCTATTACCGCTTTGCCATGTTCCTCTCGGCCACCGAAGAATCGGCCGGGCCGTGTCAGATAGGAAGTGACCAGGCTAACCCCAACATTCGTAGCCAGGTTACCGAAATCAATCCCGCCACCAGCATTGAGGACAGGGAATTTGGCAGAAACAGATCTGCTAAGCACGTCAGATAGGATGCTTCCCAGTGTCGCAGAGAAGTTCGAGAAGTCGGCGTTTGCAAAGCCGGTAGTGACAGCTTCAGCAATGGTTTTGGAAAGATCATTCTTGGTCTTCTTTTCATCCGGGGTGCTTCCTACTTGCCAAACCGTCGAAAGAACGTTCCCGCCGTAGCTGTCCCAAAGATCTTGCAGCGGGTCGGCCTGGGTGGCTTCGACATACTTCATCATGCCGCGCTGGAAAAGTTCAACGGCCGGTTTAAAGCTTGAGGGAGTAGCTTTGTCTAATAGTTTAGACATGGCTTTTTGAATCAGGCCAATACTGTTAGCCAGCTCGGCCGCGTCGGAGGCAGCCTCAGTGAAGGGGAGTTTGTCTAAGAATTGTTGCCCAACGTCCCATTTGTTTATTAAGTTAACTGCATCTTCCAATGCACCTGTAACACCGAGCCAAACGTCTTTAATCTTTACGGCGGATGCTTCTACATTACGATTCGCAGCATAGATTGCTTTTATAGCTTCTACAACTCCGACAGAAGCCGATTTTGCTGCTTTTGCTAATCTTTCTGCTTCTTTTGCAGCTTCTTTCGCAGATAACCCTGGCGAAGGAGGAGGAGGAGGAGGAGGAACTGGAGGCTTAAAGAGAGAAATGGCCCAGTTCTTGTATTCTTCCGTTGTAGCCGAAAGGTAACGATGAAGTTCCTCAGCACCGGGAGCAATGCTAACTTGCTCTTTTAATTTCGCAATTTCAGCGTTTATACTCTTTAATTCGGCTTTTTTGGTGTATAAGATTTTGGCTTCTCTTGAATGTTGCTGATGAAAGAGGTCCTCAAAAGAGCCTGGATCGTTCTGACCAGCTATTGCAGGTCTTACACCTAAAGGATCTTGGAGTCTCTTTCTGATTCTAGCGCTCTCTCTTGCTTGATTGTCGATTTCCTGAATTTTGGTGTTGATCTCATTCAGGCTCCCAAGAGCTGTTTTTTTCAACTCAAGAAACGAAATGCGTAGCTCTAAAGGACCCTTCAGGTGCCCTAGTTTTTCAAGGGACTTAATCTGGTCTTCGGTATATTTGTTCCAATCCTCAGTTTCTCTAGAAAGTTGGTAAAGGTGAGTTCCCAAAACACCCAGACCAATAGCGGCCAGCGCGTATGGATTAGCACTCATGGCACCGTTCAAAGCAAGCTGTGCTTTAGCTGCCCATTCGGTATTTCTGGCAACAACAGCAATTTCCATTGCCAATGTTGCCAGTTTCCAACTTGCATACGCTGCCACGGTCAGTTCAACAGTGTTTTTCAGTTGAGACAATTTGCTATCAGCATTATGACTAGCATCAATGAGCTTGTTCGTTTGTTTTATTGATTCGTTCAACCATTCGACGTAGGGCTGAAAGCCTTCGCCAACTAGTTCCCCTACCTTTAGCTTTAAATGCGTAAAAGAGGTTTCGAGCTGACGCATTTTATCGGCCCGCGAATCAACTAAGCCGCCCATTGCTTCAAGCTCTTCATTACCTGCCTCCAAGGTCATTTCAAACAGTTTGGCTACTTTATCCGCATCACTCATCCCGTCGGTCAATTGCTCAAATCCTGCGGGAATTCGGATACCAAGGTTGTCCAAAATTTGGGGTGATGCACGACCGATACCGGTTACTAGATCGTCAAACGCATCTTTCGTTTCAATCCCGAAGAGACGGGCTTTTTTACGGGCAATTTGCATCAAATTTGCCATTTTATCGGCATCTTTTGTTACCCCAAGAGCCATACCAAGACTTGCAGTTTTGATCAAAGTGAAATCATCAATTGTGCCACCAGATGCCGCCCTGAGCTTTGAAAGCATTTCTTCCGAACTGCTTCCCACACTACTGGCGTAGCCTGTGAAAGACTCTTTCGCTTCTTGGAACTTGGCCGCCTGTTTGTCTACTTCCCAACCAATATCAAGCCCACGTTTGGCCTTTGCCAGCAGGTCAAGAGTTTGGTTAATGGGGGTAGACAGTTCTTGCCAGGAATCCTTGAATCTTTGGATTCCCAAAGAAGATTCCTTTGCTGAATCTCCTATATCCTTAACCTTCCGACTTGCGTTACCAAGCTTTGCCCCAGTCTTATCAGTGTCTCGGCCAAGGCCTGCGACTCTATTGATTAGGTTATCAATCCCTTTGCCGGCCTGACCTGAAGCAGTCTGAAGTCCTTTGAGTTCCCGAATGAACCGCTTTAACTCCTCAACAGCAATAGAACCGTCGGCCTTTATGAGGATCTTCAGTTCTCTTGTGTTGCTCATCGGGCGCTCCTTCGGGTGGCGTTTCTGCGTTCACTTACGCTCATTGTTTGTTTGCTTTTACCGCCGAACATCATCAGCAGCGACTTATCTACAATCGGGCACTCGGCCATGTCCTTCATTGCCAGTAGATAGGCCATAAAATCCATTTCTTCTACCTGATCGATACTGAAACCATACCCGCGACACACATTGAGCTTCAGCTCCCAGTGCAATTGTTCGCGGGGCTTACTGTCACGGATGCTCCGCTTTACGGAGCTGTGTGAGGGTCCAGGACTTTATCCAGGGAGGGATTAAACACTTTTTTATCGACCCAGGTATGGGCGACGATCTGGAGAAGATCAAGCTGCTCATTGAAAAGTTCAAATACCGAATCCCTTGTGAACTGCTTCTCTGACTTCGGATTCATGGCGATCTCAACAACTCTTGTTGCGTGATCGATGCTCTTCTGGATTCTTCCAAGGAGCAGAGCAACCAGCTCCTCATCATCATCTTTAGGCTTCAGATCGTCGTTTCCCCTTTTTTCGGCGATAAGAGAATCGTAGGCTTCCTTCTGCGCCAAGGTGAACTTGAGTTCAACCGGTCGCCCATCAACTTCAATGAAGAATTTGTTTCCGGCTTCCCTCCAGAAAAGCTTCTTGTTGGTTTTATCAGTGAGTTTCATAGTTGCTCCTTTTCAAAGTAAAGGCCCAAGGCCGCTTTTGACCCTGGGCCTGTTCATGCAATCAGTTAACAGACAAAGATTTCTATGTTATCGTTCCCGGCCGGACTCGGGCGACACTGACCAGTGATGCCATAGCGCAAAAGGTCTTCTTGGGAAGTCGGCCCCAGCGCGTCAAATACTGCGCGTCGCACTTGGACATGAACGATGTTTCCTGAAACACTTCCAACCTTGAAGCTGAGAGTAACTTCTGTTCTAGCTCTCAGCTTAGTCCAGAAGGCGAAATCGGCTTCAAGCTCTGCTTCCGGATCAATAGCAAACTGGTTGTCCCTGCGTGAAATCCGATAGCTGTGTAAGCCCTGGGATGCGTTCACACTGGTTTTCTCTACAATATTGTTATTGCTTTCAATAGCGATGTTTTCAACTAGAAGCGAGTTATCTTCATCCACAAACAGATCAGCTTGCTCAACAATGGCTGGAACATCGTCAGAAAAGCTGTATGACGGAACCGCCACATCTGCCACTGAGTTGAAAACCGATTTGAACTTGAAAGCCAATCGGCCTATTTCTCCTGCCTTAGCGTTCAAAGAGACATTTCCACGGGCACCGCCGCCCTTGAACAACAAACCGCCCAGGTAGTGGTAGAAAAAGGCTGATTTGAAGGTGCCGTCGTATGCTGTCGGCTTGTATCGAATCCCGACCGGGTAGCAATGCACAAACCAGACATCGCCTAAGGTAAGTGAACCTGAAGCGAAGGCGAATGTGATCGTTGCCCCTTCATCGCCAAGACTGATCGGCGTGGCAGTGGTAACGGTGTTTCCAGTGCTATTTTGAGTGGCATCTCCACGGCAAACAACAGACACTGCAGCTACCGCCGAAGCGCCGCCGGTAGTTACTGTTACCTTGTAAACTCGGGGCACAGTGCCCGAGAAAGTTCCAGCCGACCCAACGGTCAAGCCGGTCAAGCCTGTGTTGCCGAACCCGGCAATCGGTGCATCAACAGCTGCTGAACCAAGTATGGCCTTAGTAAAGCCGCATGCTTCAAGAATTGGCCCCCAAAAGGGCTCAGTGCCAACGACTCCACTGGCGAGCAGCTCACATTCAAAATCAAAATCAATTGTTTCACGGCCGATCAACTTCTTTGCTGCATCGATCCCCTGATTCACGATCAGACGTTGCAGTTCTGCAAAGTTGTAGCCGGGAAGAAACTCATTCGTTGGCACAGCGTTGGCCGTGGTCAGAGTCGGGTCAGTGTTTATCTCGCTTTCAGCTCCAGCCAAAAGCAACATGGCATTTGGTCTAACAGTCATTTATCAACCTCCCTGGGTCAAATCGTTGTAACGGTAGCGTATAGTCAATCCAAGTGTCCCAGATGCCCAAGGTTCGAAAACCTGTGTATCGGGTTGTTTCTCGGTTATCTCTGCCGTTACCGCCATCCCGCTCAATTGACGGTTGGCAGCAATGGTTCTACAAACAAGAGCAGCCTGTTCGAACCAAACTTGGCAGGCGGTCTGGCCAGTAGCCGATGTGACGTGCAAACGAAGAGTCAGCCGCCAGAAAGATTCAATGATATTCTGTAATTTGGCATCCAGCGTTTCGGCACCAGGCTCAATTATCACAGCCGAAAACTCCGTGGTCGCAAGATCACGCCATCCGAGCTTTCTGGTAGTCACTAGGGCGAATCCAGCCGCCGTCAAAACTGTCGCTAAGTTGCTCAGAATTGTATTACTCTTGGCCGTCATGCCTGCCTCGCCGGTAAGTGCCAAGTCTGACCCCACGTCCAGATATTAGCGTCGAAGTCGAGAAATTCTTCAGCAGTCAGATACATCGCTCGCTTGTCGTAAAGTGGCCCAAAGCCGCTCAATGACGATCTAATAGCCTCAAGATAGGCAAATGCCCCGGTGTGGCCTCGCAAGTCTCTAATTTGAAGAGTGATTCCGAAATCAAGTAGACGCTCTTGAATCAAGGCATCACGATTTGTCGGCTCAGAGAAATGGCTGCCTCGATAGGCAACAAGAATCAGGCCCTTCGTAAAGGGCAACTTCTTAAAATCAGCCGGTTTATCTGGAAACGCCCGAATAGGCAAATCGGTGATATCCGACTCTAATTGCGCGACTATGGCCGCTTCGATTGTGCTAGTCAGAGTAGTCACTCAATAAATCCTTGCTGAAAATACGATCATCCGCAAAATGCTCGGGAGCGTTCTCTTGAACGGGCGCTTCCCCTGAAGTTTGGTTGATACCAAGCACTGCACTGCCTCTTGAAACGTTTTTCAAGAAGGCGATGGCCTTGTCATAACGCCCGGTGATTTCAGGTGTCAGATTTACGCCGTAAAGTAGATACCTAACGATGTCACAGGTCAAACGAGTCAGAATGGTGGGCACCTCAGCCAGAGGCAACGCATACCTACTTGCCAGATATGCGTTGACCTCAGCTTCAGCGTCCACAATACTTTGCTCGATGATGTCGGAGTCATAATTTCCGGTTGGGGGAATAGCCCGGTCCGTCAGGCCTATAAGCTCATCCGCTCCGAATCGATCAATCATGTCCTGCACCACCGCGTAACTCATTTTTTACTCTCCACCTTTGTTTCCGGGGTTAGGGGCTTCTTTTCGATCGCTTTCACGGCCAGAAGCAACTTTGCCTGATCTTCTGGAAGATCGATTTCGGCACCTTCATTGAAGGTCTTTCCGTCATGCTTTACCCTGTTTAGGCAGACGTAGCTGCCCTTACTTGTTTTTGCCATGTCGGTTACCTTTACGCTACGGCGTTTTGCACGTAGTAGCCGAGCTGATCGGAGGTAATGATTTCCTTCACCGACTCGCCGACACGCACAAGCTGACCACCACGCAACCCGATGTTTTTATCGGGTGTGGACCCTGCAACACGAGTGCCGAATTGGGCTGTAAAACCGAAAGTCATACGATTGCCGCCGGTTCCGGCCAAGCTATCCCGATAGATCAACGCCAGGTGTTTTCCCCATACGCGACTTAAAGAAACATCCTCGCCCTTTTTGGAGCTGTTCAGATAAGCTTCACCGACCAGCACATCATCAAGCTCGAATAGTTCGGCAATCTGCCTGCGAGTGGCGATACCGGAATCACCGCTATTGCCGTGAACGGCTTTCACGATCTTTGGATGTCGCGCCAGGGCCGAGAACACAGCGCGACCCATGACGGCGATATTACCGCGCATGATCATACTGTCGAGGCAATCCATGATGATCTCGATGGGATCAGAGGCTACAAAGTCCGAGAACTGATCGGCTCCCGAAAGGGCGACCTTGTTGCCCGTTGCGTAATTGTCGGCGTTGAAAACGGCTGAAGCGGCCCGATACTCGCGGTCAAGCAAAATCAAATCCATCAACCCTTCAGCAGAACGATTGAGGGGGTTGTAGCCTGCTGGCGCATTGGTGATATCAACCTGCGGGACAGGATCATCAAGACCGTAGTCCTCGCAAGAGCTGGTTGTTTCGGTTGCTGTGAAGCTGACCGTGTTCGGCTTTGATTTGCGGCCAACCAACGTATTTGGAATTGTGAAGCCTTCCGCCAGAGTGTGCAGTAGATATTTGAACTCCATCTTGCCTACAGGCGTTCGAGGTAAAACCTCGTCGGCAATCAGGCGTTTGTTGCGATAAGCAATGACAACCGCCGTCATGACGGGATCAACGGGAAAAGGAAAGTTGCTCATAGATAGCCTCCTATTGATTATCTCCGCTTAAACAGCAGCGTGGGGGAATACGAGACAGCGCACGATTCTGCCCGCTGCTCCAGTTTCAAGGACGATACCGGCCGCTCTTTGGCCGGTGGTAGCAGTCACAGCTTTGGAATCAGCGTCGGCGGTAAATGCAACCCCAGTTGAGATGTCCCCAGCGCACATGACTTCAGCCTCGCCCATTAAGACAACATCCATGCGAGTGTTGATCGCTACGGTTCCTGGTTGACACACAACGCCGATTTGGTTTGCTGCGGCTGCACCGGCTTTCAAAGCCTGTGTATCAAGCGTTCCTGCCTTGGCAATCAAGTATTGCTCAGTCGCCTCTTCGGCGCTGTAGTTCTTAATTAGCGGATTCATCTTTGCCTCCTGACACTCGTTCGACAGCCTCAGAAAATGAAATCTCTACGCCTTCGCCGGAGAGCTTTTCTTTCAGTCGCCCAGCCTTTTCGGCCACTTGGGTAGGTGTAAGACCTTCGCCACCGGCCTTACTGTCTGGAGCACGCTCGGCCAAATCAACCAGATTGGGCTGTTTCTCCAGATAGCTTTTGAGGAAGGCCAACGGCGTCAGCTTTTGAGATTCGGAAAACTCGATAGTGCCCTCGTTATCGATGGCCTCCATGAGGTTGACCAAATCGTCTTTGAACGTGGGAAGAACCTTCCCGGCCTGAATGAGATTGCCGACAAACCCAGAGAGTTCCACACGGCGAATGCCGTGCTCACGGGCGGCTAATTCCTTTTCCTTCACTTCAAGGGTCTTTCGATCCTCGTCGAGTTGCTGTTGAGTCTTTTTCAAATCGTCCTCCTTGAAATGATCTTCGTTGCCTGATGCCTGATCAGGCTTTGATTGCGGAATAAAGTTTGATAGCTCGATACAGACAGTGCCTTCTTCGTTCCCCGAAAAAGCAACCGATTTCAAACCTGGAATTGCCGGAGCGGCTGCACCAAGAAAACCGATGTGTCTCAGGTAATAAGCGCCGGGCTTGGGATTTGACGGATGCTCAGGCGGGAACAAACTTGCCGAGACTTTACGAAACCGACCGTTGGCGACCATCTCGGTGAACTCTGGAGCCAGCTTTTCAGGATCAGCCTGCAAAGAGCTGTTCGCGCACTCAACCGACTTCACCCAGCCAAACGCAGGATCGTTATCCTTCGGGTGACCAACCACGATGGGGGATGCAAAAACGGCCGGATCGTAAGCTTGCGCGATTGCGACTAGATCAGCCGTCTTGAAGGCATACTCGTTGCCGTGCATGTCCTTGAAAACGCCGGTTTTCAGAAAGTGAATGGGTTTCATGGCTGCTCCTTACTCGCACAAAAGTGTGCCGGTCGCGGCTGCGCTGTGCCCGATGAAATAGACTGTTGGCGTGGTAGTAGCAACCGTCATGAAGTCGGTCAGCGTGGCAGTGGCCACCAAATACGACACCCCGCTCGCAACCGAGGACGGGCCATAGTTTGCCCCGTTCGTATACACATACACTCGAAAGCGCTTTGTGCCGGTAGCGAGAGTCGGGACCCGCACTGCCGTATGTTGCGGAATGGAAAACGTGAAAGTGGCAGGAGTCAGATAACCGGTTCCGGCATTCTGGATAACCGGAACGACGTAATCGCTGTTAGTGGTTCTTTGCGATCCACCTGGAATGAAATACCTGGCCTCGCCGCCGATCGCGGCGAGTGCCCCGCAAAGCATAACGGCAATAAACAAAACCAAAAATCGCTTAATTTTCATTAACGCCTCCTGAAAGTTAGGTTGTTGATGCCAACATACGCATCAGCAGAGCGTTGAAATAGGTGAAACGTTTCAGTGGAAGTGGGAGTCTTTCTTCTACTGCAAAAATGCCGGTATTGCCCCCGTAAAAAATACCCCTACAATTGGCCGGAAACGGCCAAATTTCTAACGCTGGGGCAATTCAGGTAACTTTACACTCCTCAACGATAAAAATTCGTTAGAAGGCATCCTAGAGGTTTTTTGATTTCATCCAGTTGCCGATGATGATGAGAATCGCTTCAGTATCTTTATCGTTGATACCAAGATATGGCCGGGCAGGAATGACCGAACCGGGGTGATGCACGCCCTTTGCGAAGAATATTTGCCCACCGGCACCTACCCATCTGAGCGCTTTGACTTTCTTTGGCTTGATCAGATGAGCCGAAGTTTTGCCGCCGAACTGATGGATGGCAGCATACGGCTTGTTGACACCGATGCTGACTTGAGTTCGCCCAGCACGGTAGTTGAGGGTTCCGAGTAAGCCGCCTCTGCGCCCTTGTTCTTGCAAGATTTTCGGGTTTTTCTTTCGTGCGGCCGTTCCGGGTTTTACAGGTTTCCAGGGGTTGCCGTCCGGGTCACGTTCTTCATCAAATCTTGTTTTAGTCTCGTTTTTAACATACTCACCGATATCTTTCATAATCGGCCGCAAGTCGCCCCCGAAGGCCTGCATAGCTGAGTTCAGCATTTGCCTGACCTGGCTATCGTCGAATTGCATTTCAATCGTTGACATTTATGACCTACCTGAGTATGTTTTTAGTAATGCGGTTGTGGGCCTGACCCCGTTACAAACGCAGAATGGGCACGTCAGCCAGGAGGCGTGCCTCTCAAATTTTAGACAAGACAAGCTTTCCTGATCTTTTTTGGCCGATGTAAGTTTCATCATTTGTCGGGAACATGGTTGTAACAGCAATTTTCCCATTTACAGCATTGGCAAACACCAAAAGGGTTTTCTTGTCTGGATTGCCATCAGACTCAATTTCAAAGCTCTTCAAAAAATTGAAAACCAGCCGAACCTTACCGCTGATAGTGTTCTCTTCGAATCGCATCCAGACTTCGTGCGGATCTTCGATGCACTCTCTCACAAGCGGCACATACCTAATGCGGTCTGGGTCGCTCTTATCTGCGATGATGTGCTTGGCCAAGTAAGTTGGTTCGAGAAGAACGTTGTAATCGAAAGCCTTGGTTTTGCAGGTAAATACAGGTTCTTTCCCAAGCTCCTGCTCAATGATCTTCACAGCAGCATCCACTGTTTCAACAGTAGGCTGCTTTGGAAGTTCACGTTTTACAAACGGCAAGTCCGGCGGGGGAAGGGCACTAGATGCAGTCTCGCTTTCTTGCTGAGGAGCCCGATCTTGCTTGTAATCAATTGGCTTCCAGTTTTGAGCACCTGGCTCCATCGGCTCAATTCGTTTCATGTCGCCAAATGCTGCTTGCCCAGGGTTGTAATCCCATCCAGGATCAATGCCACGAGGCACGCTGACCGTAAGGGCTTCATCGCCATGGCCGATCACTTTATCTTGATATTCAATGTCGGGCGCTTTCTCAAGCTTCTTACCTAGTCGCTTGAGATCATGATCCGAACGGGACATCACATCACACGAACATCCCCAGCCGTTTGGCGGGTAATGGGTGCGCCAAAATGGATCATCTGCCCGTAACACCATGCCATGCAAGCGTAAATGCTCTATTCGCGGATTCTTCGAACCACCGTGTCGATATTCCCAATAGGGCCGCATTTTCAAAAGGTCAGGGTCGGTCATTTGCTTGTATTGGCCTGCCATATACGAAGTGCGCAGGTTCGTTTCAAAAATGACTTTTGCCCGCCAAGCCGGTTTGCCTTTGTGTATCCAGCCGTGCTTTTTGACGATATCGTCGAAGGTGTTCTGGAACTCCTTCAAGCCACCGCCAGTTGCTATTGCCTTCCCCACTTCTGTTTGAAAATCGCACAAGAGCTGGTCTTTCGTCGCTCCAGCCACCACAAAAGCTCGACTGTGACCACCGCCAAGCAAGTCAGAATACTTCTTGGTCGGCAGTCTTACTTTCTGCTGGAAGAACTCGATTTGCTCTTTGAACTCTTGGTCAAAGGCAAAGGTGATAGGAGGTTTATTGCTCATCAGTTACTTTGACACGGCCCTTCAACTCAGCCAAAACAGCGGCATTCTCCATCAACACTCCCAGCTCTTCCGTGTCGAGTTCGCCATACAGCTCTAACAGCTTATCCCGAATCTCTTCAAGGCTCTTGGCGTTTTCAATCATTTTTCGCAACGGCTCGATCAGTCTTTCAAGAGCCGGGCCTGATCGTCGTTCAAGAATTGCCAGAATGTCATCTATACCGCGACTACTTTCAGGAGCTGCAAAACTGGCCGGCTGTTCCGGATCGGCAGTTGCCTTAGCTTCACTCAAGTCGAAGTCATCCTCTTGGAGGTTGTATTCACGCATGAAGTATTGCTTTTTGAACTTCACTCCGGTCTGTGCGAGGCTTGTATCACGTTCGGCCTTCTGCTTCAGATCCTCAGACTCACTGAAGTCGCGCCACAACTCAGGATACGGAGCCCCCGGCATGTTCAGATCAATGATCCACTTGACGAGGGTGTTGTTCAGGCATTCACAAAGGCCGTCACCATCGGCTTTAGCGGTTTCAAGTCTTACCTCGTTGCCAACCTGGTCACGGGCACGGCTGCCACTATTACCGCTTTGATTTGTCGTGCCGGTTTCACCAAGCACGACCTCCGATATTTGCTCATCCATGTAGCGAACAAGCTTTTCATACGTATCGATTCCGCTTTTGGCTGCCTCCAGCAAACTTACATCCATGCCTTCTGGGACCATGATTCCCGCATCTTGGGCAATCGCTTCCAACGCAGCTTTCAGCGCGGCCCGTTCGGTCGAAGATGCATTCGGCGGATACTTGCCTACCGAAGTTGGAGAGCCGTATTTATCACAGAAAACCAACCAAAAGGTAATGCCCTTGCGCTTGAAAAAGATAGGCCAAAATAGGCTGTGCCCAAGCCCAAAGCCGTAGGGATTATCGTAACGCTCATCGAAGGAGAAACGAATGAATTTTCGTTCAGGTAAAGAGATCCCTTTAAATGGGTGTTCCAAAGTCAACAGCCGTAATTCATGCCCTTTATCGTCGGTCATGAATGTAAAGCGCTGCTGTTTACGAAGCTTGATCTGGGCCGGACGAAACTCACTCCCATCGATTACCCACATCACTTCTCCCACTGAAAACCCTTTGAGCACGGCATCTAAGAAACCCTCGGTGGTCCGATCGAAACTGATTTTTTTGATGTGCTTTCTCACCAGTTCGGCGGCGGCTTTTGCCTCCTGGGAGTCATCGGCTTCATTGACGAACCACTCTCTGGATATAACTGCTCGCTTACGCTTAGCTAGAACGGTGCGCACATGGGCGTCAGTTTCCAGTTCTTCGTAAATACCCAGGCCTTTTCCGCCGCCTTTGGCCACCAAAACTCGATCGGTGTTGGGAAGCACCCCGCCAAATAGCGGAATCTCCTCGCGAATGTGGGCAATCTCCACCTTCAAATCTTTGGGTAGATTCTTCGTCTTTGGCATGCTCAACCTCCGTTAAAATCGGCCATTCCGGCCTTGCTGCACTCACGCTTCCCGATGCTCTCAAACTCAATGGTAAAGGTAGGCGTTATGGCAGCGTTCAGGGCAAGAAAGCAAGCCCAGGTTCTATCAGCATGGCCGTCGCTGTCTGAATCGGCCAGAAATCTTGGTGCGCCCGTTGCTGAAGCAACTCTCTTCAGTTTGTGTAGATCATCGCGCAAGGACCGATCGCCCCTGGGAATTCTGATACGTTTGTCCTGAAAGCTTTCCTTGCCCGTTGTTGCCAAGGCCAGCTTTGTAGCCATATTGAACAAGACGCCCTCGACCCTTAGAGATCCATAACGCCTCTTAGCATCTTCAACCGGCTTCTCGCCCATGCCGGTCTGATCAATGCACACTCTTATCACGCGATATTTACGCATGACTCGATCAAGTAACGCATCCTGCTCAGCAAATGAAATTCCCTTCTTTGCAATGATTTCGCGTGTCCAAAACACGTCACCAACCTGCTCTAAAACCCAAATGACAAAAAGATCGTTTCGGGCGGAAATATCCACGCCCACAAAGCACACGCCCCCGGCATACAAGTCAGGCTCACCGGCACTCTCATGCTCAACACTGTTGATCAAATCGTAAGGCAACCATGACGAGGCCTCATCAAGCCATTGCAATTCGTATTCCTGAGCCCATGAGTCAACATCACCAAGACCAGACTTCAGCTCTTCGATATCTCGTGGCAATCCGTCTGCAACGGCCTGGTAGATGTCTGTCGTCTGGCGATACCAGATCTTGTATTCCTGGCTGGTCATCAGTTCATAAAACTTGTTTCCCTTGCCGTTTGGTGTCGAGACTACTCGCAATTTCAGACCCGGTTTGGAAATGACCGGGAACAGAGCCCGCCAAATTTCTTTAGAGTCCCGATGGAACGCAAACTCATCAAGAAATACGTTGGCTGAAAAACCACGGGCGGTATCTGGATTAGCAGGCAAAGCAGTGATTTTCGAACCTTTTGGGGTCGTTATTTCAAGCGCTGCATACGAAACTTTGTCGGCTTTAAATTCGCTTTCCATGGCTTCACATGCCAACCCGTAAGCTTGCATGTGGACCTTTACGCCTTCGTTTATCGCCTCTTTTGCTTGGCGCTCTCCGCGAGATAAAATTACCCATCTGGAGCGTCTTCCCAGAGCTTCGGCTTCCATCACATCATCGACAATCTCCAGGGTTGTGGTAAACGTTTTGCCGGTCTGGCGGGCGAACATGCCCACCTTGAACCGGCTTTTGTTAAGAAACCAACGTCTTTGATAGTCATATAGCTCGATGGCGCTCATTTTACAATTCCGTAGACCTCTTCCCGAACTCGGCGTAGCGTCTCTGAGTCGAGGTTGTTTTTGCCATCCTTTGAATCAGCTTCGAGGGTCTTCAAGCGCTCGTCAAGCTTACTCTTAACTTCGGCAGCAAATTTCTTGATAGCGATGGAGGCCTTGTTGACATGGCCGATCATGTGACCCAGGTCGGTGAGCTTCACCTTCTCGGGGTCGATCTCCATTTTGGTCAGCACTTCGAAGCTCTTTTGCTGAACCAAGCGAGTTAGAGCCTCACCAAAGTTATTGGCTTCATCGGGGCAGGCATCGACTACGGCTTTGGCCATCTCGGTGGACATTTTCATAGCTTGCAGCGACTCTTCAAAAGCGGAGCCGTAACGGTGTAGACTGCTCTTGCTGATACTGAAACCCTTCTCAGCTAAGGCAGCGGCAAGAGCCTCGTAGCCGGAGAAATCCGACTCAACAAGGCTCTTGTCGATCCATTCTTTTACCTCATTCGGTAATGTGCTTACTACGCTTCGTTTTGGCATGATTACCACTTCGCAATGCCGGGAGGGGCTTTAACCGTTCCTTCGACCACATCAATACCGAGGGACGTGATAAACGCATACCAGGAGTTTGCTTCACGATCTTCGATTCTGATCAGGCCTTTCTTTTCAAGGTAATCGAGGTATCGCCGAATATCGTGGGGCAGAGTTGGATAGCGCTCTGCTTGTAGCCCTCGCAGAATAAGACCTTCACTTGTGCCCACGTCAGCCGAGTAATTCAACAGTCGCAACACGTAGCGTCGTTCGGATTCAACTCTAGTCCGCTCTAAATCACTGAGCCCTGGCATAGAGGACCTCCTTTCTCAATTCATCGAATTTGTCACCGATGGCGGCTTGCATGTCATCGATCTTCTTCCCGATGGAAGCAAAGTTCATATGGCATTCGTCTTGGCAGCGCTGAAATTGGGCATGCCGAACATAGGTAACAGGAAGATCACGCTGAAGCTTGGATACTTCGCTCTTGACACCTTCAACTTCCTTTTTAAGATCTCTGAATTCTTTGTATAGGTCCTCCCCTTGCTTGTGCTGGCTTTCAAGGTTGCGATCTAGAAGCCACTTGATAACCCCGATCAGGAACCCGGTCCAGGCCAGAAACAATGTGATCGATACGCCAACGGTTGCTGCGGTCATTTTATCTCTCCGTTATTGGTCTTTGGTGTAGTCCACCTTGCGGGTGAGGGCGTGCCTAACCCGCAAGATAGTTAAGGGTTTAGGGCAATCTCAGCTTAGCTTGTCGCTCAATGGAGTCGAGGATGAGCTGCTTCTTTTGCTCTTCGGTGATCGGCTCTTCGTCTTTCAGAACTATACCGGCAGCAGCAGCCTTGATATTGGCATCGATCATCGCTTCATCTACTGGACAATCTTCGAGGTTGACGGCATATTCCTTCGAAAGCTCGGCCTTGACAAGGCGCTTCGCCAGCATGTGTTTTACATCATTGTAGATCAGCGCAAGCTCAGGGCTCATTTCGGATGTCACAACCTCAGCCAAATTAAGACCGTCAATCTCTTCATGCAGCTTCACGCGCTTTGCGGCGTCATCCAAGTCTCTGACGGCATCCAGAACACGCCGCCAGAACTCTTTTGTTTTAGCTTTTGAATCGACTCTGCCTACCATCGCGGTTACGATGCGGCCATACAAGTTTTGAAGAGTATCGGGGATATCCAAACCGGTTTTTTCTTCAAACTTGTCGTCAAGCTCGGTCAGGAAAGACGCTACGGCTGCCTTGTTCTTTGTCCAGGCTTTGGCCAGGTAATCGGCCAAAGTAACAAGGGCTTGCCTGAAGAAGAAGGACCGAAAAATTTTAGCAAACATAAATTCTCCTTTAGCGGGACTCTGCCCGCTTGATAGAGTCTGTGGAAAGGCTCCACCGTTAACGAATGTAGAAATGGGGTTTATCAACGAAGGATTCCCAGTTGCCACCCCACTTGAGGCCGACATCATTGGCAATGCAGCCCATGACATTCCAGAGCGCGGGATCACTCCAGACCAACTCTTTACCACGACGCGGAACGGCATCAAACGCCTTCGCGGCGGGTTTACCGTCAGGATCAACACAATTATGGCTGCTGTGTCCCCCCCGAGCGTTGGTTACAATATTACCGGGTTTGGTTCGGCCCTGGGCGTATAGGCCGTCCTGCTCTTCGTTCGACCGGTAGGTCATATAGATCAGCACATCAATACCCTCAGCCTTGCATTCTTCAAGAAACTTTCGCGCCAACGGCTGCAAGTCCGGGTGCAGATCTTCAATCCTTCTACTTGCCATATTCACCTCCTTCAGTTTGGTAAAAGCTCAGTCCCACTAATACCAACTAAGAGCCAATCCAAACAGGTGAAACGTTTCACAGGAAAGCAAAGCACCCGCCTCGATCGAGGCGGGTGCTTTGCGTAAACAGCGGTTGAAAGATTCTTACGTTCCCGGCTCTCCTTTGGCCAGCTCAAGCTCTTTGATTTTCTTGAACTGGTTTACCAGAGTTTTGGCTCTGGGCCAGCAGGTAGAGTAATAGACCATCTTCTTGTCAAGGTTTGGAAAGGTTTTGATAGCGCCCTTTTTGCCGAAACCCTTTATGATTATCCTTTTCTCCTTTGGCGGATAAAAGCTTCGTTCCTTCCTGTGCCAAAACTTTTCAATGAGTGGGTTGTAGTCTTTATCTTCAGGCTTGCAACTCCATTTGCCGTTTATCCAGCCATTGAGATAAACGGCCAGCTCAGATCTACCCTCTGAGACAAAGCCTCTTTGCACGGTGATTTTGTCCGTTCCAAGTTGGAAAGAAATGGAAGCAAACATCCCTTTCAGCCTTGTTTCTATGTCCTGCCATTGCTCTTTTGTGATCATCGATCTTCCTTTCCTGGAAGTGTAGTCAAACCAAGTGTCCATCATGTCGATAAGGCATAAAACAATCATTTCGAGAGGTGAAAATGTCTGAAACAATTACGGTCGCAACAGTTAACGCAGGAATTCCAGAAGAATTCAGACCATTCTTTCGAATCTCTTCTATGCCTGCAAAAGATGCAGCAATACCCTTTTTTGAGGCGTTTTGGTTTGCCATAAAAATCTTTGCCCCCAAGATAAAACTCGTTCGGCCAATGCAAACCATAATCAGCACTTCTCCATTCGAATTTGAACTAAACCATTGCTCTTTCACGGTTACTACAAATAAGAGCGTTATCAACATGGTTGCGGAAAACCTAGTTTTTCTTGATGTTGTGAAAACAATGAGATATCCAGGGGCAATTCGGGTTGCTGTCATTCTGGAAGAATTTGTTCATGCCTACATGAATGTTACGGATGAAGATTTGACAAAAAGAATCGTTACGAATTTTTATGATGCTGTGACTCTTGTAGATGGCTGTTACGCAGAGGCTTAGGTGTCCATATTCTACCCTCTAGTAAACCGTGACAGTAAATGTTGGATGCATCTATTTTGGCACCAGCAACGAAGATCTCTTTCTTTGTTAATTTCTTTTTAGTCATTGGGTTTTCTCCTTTTTGGTGGTTATTCTTAAAGTTCGTCTTCATCGGTTGCGATTAGGGCCATAAGCCCCAGCAAGCACATGCAATAAGCAAACGTAATCATTCGTCTTTTATCCCCCTCAACTCCTGCAATGCTTTCAGGGCCTTTTTGGCACGCTCGTCATCGCTCTGCAACAACTCCCTGATGCAGTAGTTCACAACGCGGAACACCTCATCAATTCGTTCTTCCGATACCGCCGGGATCTCAACACCCATCGCTTTCCTCCTCATCGCTCGACCTGAAAAGATCAAGCTGTTCTGGCACTTCGATACCGTCTCTCACACCTTTCAATATCTGGTAAATTCGGCGGGTGGTGATCCCGTATTTCTCGCAGACATCCCGCATAGAGCAGGTTTTGAGCATTTCAATAATCTTCAGGTCGCGCTTCGAGAACTCGGCAGCCAGGAACTTGGGCAAGTAGATCGTTTCGCCCCCGAAGGTATGTCGGAGCACATCAGCACAATCAACGCCGATTTCGGCTGCTGTCCCGTCATCGATACCGCGTTCCATCAATCGATTGCTGACTGTTTCAGCAATGGTCAAAAGGATCTCCGGCAATTCCTTAGGGTGTCTGCTCACCAAGAGCCTCCCTTCAGGCTACACGCCTACCATGCCGCCTTGCATCATAGGTCAGGGCGGCAATGATCTTGTTGAGGTGAACCGGGGTGCAAAACGTGAGTCGCTCAACCTTGAACATGCGCTTGGCCATGCCGTCGGCATAGGACCAGGGTCGCCCAGCTTCAGCCAAGAAGGCTTCGATCTTGCTCATCAGGCGTTTGCGGTCAGGGTTTGAGGAATTGCGCGGCTTACCCCTTGTGTAGTCATTCCGGCCCCAGCCTTTTTCTCTGAAGTAGGCGATCAATTTACGCCGACCCAAGGCATCAAGGTCCGCAGACGATTCAACACCGCAAAGTTCTTGCAGCACCGACCGATATAGGTCATCGTCTAGCCCCAGGTCCTTTTTGGCCAGATGTATCATAGCTAGGTCCTTGCGTCTCTGTAGCTGATTTTCTTTCACGTGCCTTCCTCATTTTATATTCGCACTGCGCACATATTTTCTGGTCTTTCATGATCGGCGCACTCTTACACACCGGGCAAGAATGCCAACCTTCCAACTTCATGTGCTTGATCCAGCCCTTTTGCTGAGCCCGCGCTCTTCGAATGGCATCCTCTAATTCGTTCATTTGGTCGCAGCGATTACTTCTGGTTTCGTTTTCAGTGCAGCCCGCAGAATTTGGATAGCCTTCCCGACGTTCTTTCCGCCCCTAAGATTCGGGCTTTCAAGCGCCCATATGGCGGTAGAAATCGCTTGCTCTAAGCTGCGGTTTTCTTTTGCTACTTTCCGCAATTTTTCCAATAGAAAAAGTTCCCACGGGCTGGCAACTATGCCGGTTTCGTTATTCATACGATCTCCTTTCTGTTGATCAGAGCGCCTGTATCTAAGCCTCAGACTACCCACCTGAAAAGATTTACCTTGGCCGGATTTGCCACCCCTTGAATGAGTTCGACGGTCAGGAGGCCATCACGCTTAGCCTGCAGGCACACTGCATTTAGTTTGCTCTTTGGCTGGCCTGTGATCCATGCAGCCCATTTGATGAGGAAAGCCTGTCCATTGCATCTTTCTTTTAAAACCTTCAAAATCTCATGGGAAGTCATAGGTGTTTACCGCCATGACGATACGGACGCGTTTCGTTGAAGTCCATCTTCTCTTTGATGGCTTGGTCAAGGTCGATGCCGTGGCGTTCGCAAAACTCAGCGATTCTGATTACGCAATCGGCAAGTTCTGAAGGAACCCCTTCAGGCTTGCCTGAAGGGCTTACCCATGCGAATGCTGGGTCCGCTGTCTCTCGAAAGGCTTCAAGCGCCTCGGAAAGCTCAGAGTGCATCAGGGCTATCAAGTCCCCAAATGACTGTTTAAGGGTATGCCAACCCTTCGATTTTGCGGTCTGAAAAGCCTTTTTCTGAAGGTCGCTAATCCTCATCACTCCATCCTTTCAGGCAACGGATCACCACGTAAACTCGTAGGGTAAGTCTGGTTGATGTCTGTCGTATCACCCCCGGCTACCGGGTTGCTGTGACGACATCCGGTGAGGACGCAGAGCAATAGCAGTAAGGCAATGATCTTTTTCATTGGCATCCTTTCTTCATTCTGAGGTCTTCTAAGGTGTCTGCAAGCACTTCTCTCCCGTGGGCGGTGATTTCATACGATCGCCCCTGATACTTGGTGTTGACCTGCCTAATCAGGCACCTATCGGCCAAGTGAGTTGGGTGAGCGCCCAACCGCCCACGGGAAAGCTCAGAGAGAATTGAAATCTTGGTAGAATGTAGTTTCACCGGTTATCTCCTTTCGGCTGCTCATCAGATCAGGACCGCCACGTCCAGATGACAGGGCACACAGCCCTGTTTCGCGCTAAATAGCTTCGAGTCTTACTTCAAATGGCTCAATGGCCAGCTCTTCTTTCTCTTTTACGATGGTGATGCCCTTGATGCCGGTGACGGCGGCCTGTTCTGCTAGGATCATATCCTTGCTGACCTCTTCCTTTGTTCTGACGAAGCGGCCAAGGCCTTTCTTTTTGAGCATCTCAATAATTCTCTCAGGCTTCGACAGGCGCACAGACGGCGGGCACTTACGCCATGAAATGGTTCCTGAAGGCAAGTTCACTGTCTTGGTTTTGCCGTTGTCCGTAAGTTCAACGCGGTTTACTTCGCAGTAAGCCTGAATGCCTTTCGTGAGGGCTTTGACCATGTCGTTCACCGGCTCGGCGTCTTCTTCATAACGCTGCTTGGTTCGGGTAACCACATCGTTCATCTCGTTTTCGATCTTGTTCCGCAGACGCTCCTGCCGACCGAGTTCGGCAATCTTCTCCACCAAGTCCTGACGATTGACGGGAATCTGCCTGTTTACCTGCACTTTTGTTTTGGACATATTTGTATCTCCTTTCAATTCTTTGCCCGGTAAGGCAATCGCAACACTTCCAGACCCAGGGGCGCATCTCGCCCCGATAAACCAGCGCCTTGGCATGGAGTCGTCTGATGAGGCAAACCCGCCTTTCCATCGTCCGGCCCCAGGGAAGGCACTGTATCAATCCAGGCATATCTTCTTCCAACGGCCAAAGGCCTGATGGAATCGCTCAATACTTCTGACCGCAAGGGCCGCCAGCAAATCAATCTCTTGATCCGAAACATACTGACGGCAAAACGCTTCACCAAGACGGCACACATCATCTGAGGCCTGTAGCAGGTAGCCGACAACTATATCGATACCGTCATCCATTCCAAGCGTGTGCTGGGCCACAAGCAGCCCATGGGAATACTCATGCAGCTCTGTTTTGATCTGCGCAATGAGATCGCGAGAACGCTGATAGCCGGTTTCGTTCATGCCGCTTGCTCCTTTTCCCACACCATCTTGCTGGTGTTGCAGTCATAGACGAACCCGCGCTCTCGCCCAACTTTTGGAGCCCTTGGCCCGGTATCTCGAATCAACTGGTACACATTGCTGTGGCTCTTCTTGCTTGCGCCGGCAACGTAACCGGCGTGCGCCAAGAGCTTGACGTATTTCTGCGTAGTGCTCTTCCCCGAATTTGCGGTAGCCATTACATTCTCTATGGTGAAAATCCGGAGGCAGCGCATACTTTGCCACATCCTCTGCCTGGTCGATGCGTTTGGGCCGCTGACAAAATGTGTTCGGAGATACTCCTCAAGCCTCGGAAGCAGCTTTTCTGCGCCACGGGCTCCGCCTGTCGGTCGCCGTAGCCAGGTTCTTACCGTCAGCTTAGGCACCCCAAGTATCTCAGCCAGTGCTCTGATGGTTTTTGCTTTGTGGTAAGCCTGGGTAAGCAGGTCATACCAAACGGATGTGTTTGCCTCACTCTCCATGATTATTGACCTCCGCGTTTTTTACTCTTTGGGGAATCAGATAAGAAGAACTCCATGGAACCCCACCTATCAGCGCCGATTACCTTCAAGCCGGAGACTCGGGCTCTGCGTTCAATAGAGTCCAGGCCGATGACAAGCAGCCTGATGACTCCACCGGATGCCTGATAAAGCTTGCGCAGCAAATCATCTTGGACCTCTATTTCGCAAAGCGAATCACACAGCAAGCGGCAATCCTCGTAATCAGCGGGTTTGAACTCGACCCACTGAGCGATACGGTTCGCAAATTGTTCTCTGATCTGCACTTTGCGCTGCACACCCTGCATACCAATCAGCACGATCGGAACGGCCGACAAATCGTGAATATCTCTGAGGGTTTCAGTCATTTTCTTGTTCTCAACGATGTAGTCAAACTCGTCTAGGAAGAGGGGCCGACCGGTAAGCCGAAGGTTATCGACGATCTGATCGACCATTAAGGCGCAGCGGTTTTTTGTAGCTTCAAGCTCAAGCTCTCGCAGGATCGTTTCCAACATGGCAGTGGATGACCAACTTGATAAGGCGCGGACGTAGACGCCGTTACACTGATTCACAAACCAGGCCGTCGCAGTGGTTTTACCAAGACCGGACCGCCCATAGATCAGGCCTATGCCGGGTGTGCCTGGGGTTCTGGTTAGCAGCGAATCACTTGCCTCTGCAAGTCTCGCAATGTTCTTGACTGGAACAACCAATTGCTTCATAATTCCCTCCAGATATTGTTTTTGCCGGTCTTTTCGACCGGTCTTTTTTTATGCCTTGTTCGCGCAAGGACCGAACGATTTCCTCATCATGGCCCAAACACGGTATTCACCTGTGGTTTCCCAACCTTTGCGCCAAATGTCGTCTTCTTCTGAAATCCCTATAAAGTTCTTAGCCAAAAGGGCTTCGTATCTCTTTATGCGGGCTTTCTTCTCGTCTTCTGCGACATCGTGAGCGAACTCAAGTTTGAAGATTTTGGCCAGTTTCTTTTCGCCATCTACCGGCAAGTCTTCTTTCCCGGCGGCGTCTATTTCTTCGAATGTGGTGGGTTCGTTGCTTATCTCGTCCATGACGATGACGGCATCAGCGGCGGCCTGCAAAGCCTCCGGCGTATATGCCGTGGTCGCTTTTGGTATGCCGACAATTTTGTCTGCATTGTCACTCAAATTCTGAAGAATTTCGGATGCAATATTCTTGGTTTTGGTCGATCTGGAAATAGCTGTCAGCTCTGCTTTCCTGGCCGAGATCAGCTTTTTCTGTGTAGCTGTGGCCACGGTCGCAAGTTCTAGACGTGGAACACCGGTAATTTCGGGGCATTCGGCTACGCAAATGAGGTCCATTGCAGGCGTATATACGATGATTTTGCCTGCATCCAGGGGTTCATATCTGACCTTGACCTTGAAGCCGATGTAGGCCATCAGCTCAGGAGCGATATACGAGAAGTTATCAACGTTAATGCCCTTCTTCGTGACTACCCGCTCTCCGTTGTTGCTCGGAGCTTCAGCTAAGAGGATGTCGAGGGCTCGAACGTCTTCAATTGTTCTTGTCTCCTCCGACCATGATTGGACCTTTGCAAACGGAGTCATCTTGAGCGTTCTGTGTTTTTCGTAGAAATAAATCTTGTCTGTCCATTTATCGCAAAACTCTTGTAATTCCTTGGCTGAGAGACTGATTTCAATGGTTTCGCCTCTTTTCATCAGGCGATCGGCAAAGCTTTTGCGGGCTTCGATGTCTTTTCTTTCAGCGACGTTATGGCCGATAAACCCAGGCATTAGCTCAAGCAAGCCGTGGGAAAAGGTTCTAAACGCTCGTTCGATGTGCGGCTTTTTCTGTGGTTGGAAGGGTGGACATAACTTTTGCTCGATTTCAAGGGCTTGGAGAGTCGATACTATATAGTTCGAGACGTAATCAGACCCGTTATCGGTCTTGATGACTTCGGGCACGCCCCAAGAAAGCATTGCATCTCTAATGAGCAGCCCGACCTGAACGGCCTTACTGGACTTACTGACACGCAGTTTGAAACGTCGAGACCAAACATCAATATTCCCGATAATGGTGTGTCTACCATCAGTCAGCATGATATCGGCTGGAGTGCTGTCCATTTCCCAGAGTTGCAGGTAACGAACTACTTGTTCAGCGGCGTTTCCGGCGGCTACTTGGAACTGGTTACGGAATTCATCGGGGTTTTTGATGGCAGTGAAAACCTGTTTGTTTTCTTCCTTCCAAGCTGCCATCCAGCGTGCGAAAGTTTTCAAGCTGGGAATCTCGCAGCCAAGTTCTTCATGTCGAGCGCAAGCTCCTTGAAATACGTGTTTGGCATCGCAAAGGGGGAAATCATTGATCATGGATACGACCAAATTTCGAAGAGCCTCGTTACGGTCAATGAGGCCTGAGCCTCGCTTGTTGCCGTATTGGCCGCTGAGTTTGGTGATTCCTTCTTTCTTTACGGTCTTGATCCAGCGCATGAGGCTACCTTGAGACACTGTTTTTATTGCTTCCCGTATCCAGCCGGGCACCTCGATCTGAAAATTGTTATAAAGGGCGCAAAACCTGAACTGGGAGGCTGTCGCAGATTCATTGCTGTTGGCTTTGAAAAGGGCCATCAGCTTGATGATCTCAAGCTTCGCGTTCATTCTGGTTTTTGCCATCGGCAGAAGCCCTTCTGATTTAATCAGGCTTGCCTGTCTATTGGTTGCAGCTACTTTCTTCTCGGTCTCGACCTTAATCCTGACCTTGGCTGCTTCAACCTTCCCGGCCTGGACAACTGGATCGGTTTCCAATGCCTTGAGCTTTTCGTTGGTCGCTTTAACGGCTAAGGCCTGCTGGGTCTCCTTGGGAAGGCTGGAGATGTGGTATTCGAAGCCGCCGCCGCGTCCTGTGCGTGTTCTACGCAACCAACATTCCTTTTTGCTCTTATCTAGAATTGCCCTACGAGAAGGCGGGAGGCCCGGTGTGCCACCAACTAATTCCGCTATAGAGAACCATTTCTGCATATGAGTCTTTAACCTCGGGCAGGAATCAAAACTGGAAAGGAGCTTACGCAGCCTCTTCGAGATACTCTTTTGGGCA